TATTGGATATAGTAAGAGCTATTGATCTAGCTCTAGCTCTTGTGTCCACTTTTGTAGTGCTTGATGAAACAGTAAACGGTCCAAGTGATGAACTAGCTGCAGCGTCACTAGGATAATTTCTTAAATCTAATTGTATAATTGTGTTTCCATTTTGATTAATAAAGTCTGGAATAATTCTACTAACTCTCATTATATTTTCTCCATCACCTCTAAGATCCGCCATGTTAGTAGCTGCACCTCTTACAACTTTTTGAGTAATGTCATAATCACCAGAAGTAATGTCAGCTGGAATAGCTGTAGTAACACCAAGTCTTATTTGATTAAGTCCAGTTTCATGTTCATAATAATAACTAATTCCATCCGTATTACCTTCAACATCAAAAGATGTATCCGTACCTGCATCATATTGTGTTGCATGTGGTAAACCAAATACTGCAGAATCTTGCCAAGTTGTTCTAGTAAATAACGTACTATCATTTGTAAACCATATGGGTCTTTTTGCTGTTGAATCTAAATAACTATATGTAACCGATCTAGTATTAACGTTTGAATCTGCTGTAGGGTAGAACCAAGTAATTTCTCCAAACAAATTATTAATACCACAATAAATAAATTGATTAGATGTTGTGTTAAGATCATCATAAACATAATCCTCAACCAAACAGTCCATAGATTCTAGTTTACCCGTGTATCTAAAGAAACCATTATCAGACATCCAGTACGCTGCACCATCTACTTCAACTGCTGCATTTTTACCAATCAATCCACAGTTAGTTCCAACTTGTTCATACGCAAATGTAAAAGGAGTTCCAACAAATCTCATAGTAAATAAAGATGTATCACTCCATACGTATAATGCATTTCTACCAAGTTTAGCACCAATGATCCGTGATCCAGCGGCCAGTCTTTGTGTACCGGCACTATTCTCAGCTGTAGGTGTGTAGTCATTAATATTTTCTTGAGAAGAAAATCTTATAAACATATCGTCTTGAGTTGTTTTATCTCCAATAGTTGTTTCAGTTCCAAAAAATACTAAGTGTCTGTCTGGAGTTGATACTAACATATCTCTTGATGCTGTTGGTGCACCAGATATAATTGTAGCTCTGGTTGATGTTGCATTAGTTGCGTCTGCATCCCACTCAAAACATTCACCATTAAAAATTAAAGCAATTAAGGTACTACCTAAATTGTCCAAGGACCATAAACCAGGTTCGGCAACAGTATCCGTATCAGCTGATGACTGACCCCAACCAGAAAAATCACTATAGTTTGTAACGGTAGTTCCCGTGTTGTGAGAAGCATTTGCTGTCCCCCTAACGTTTCTAGTTATTCCGGTTAAAGTATTTGTTGCTGTATTTACTCCTGTGTAAGAAATTTCTTCTGTGCCTACTTGTATAAAATTAGTTCCTGTTGTTGGAAAATTAAATACAGATGTTAAAATAATACTAGTTCCAGTTCCGCCTGTTCCTGCTGAGTTAGCAGACAATGATCCATTTAATGTAGTTGTTTGAGGAGATGTCGATGTTCCACCAAATTGTGATATACCCCATCCAAAAACACCAACCTGTTCAGCTGGACCAACATGATAGTATTGAAAAAAAGTTATACCGCCTGATGTTGTAGCACCAGATCCTGTTTCATTACCAGGCATTGTAATAGTTATAGTTGTTGCATTTGGTACGCTTGTTACCATAAATTTTTTATCAGCAAAATCTGTAGCAGTAAAATTAGAATTAGTTATTGCACTGAATGTAGATGCTTCATCAAATAAAATAATGTCTCCTTCTTGAAAAGAATGTGCACCACCAAATGTAAGTGTTACGGTTGGTGATCCATTAGTCGTGCTAAACGCACTTGTAATAGCTGTACCTGATGGATTAACTAAAGGATGTATGTCGTAGTAAACTTCTCCTGAGTATGCGTATAAAATTCTATTAGTTCCAATAACAGCATATTTAATACCTTGTTTATTAACCATGTGATGTAAACCTCTAGCTGCACCTGTAAGTTTACTGTCACCTAATTGGTTCCAACCACCTATTTTTTCTGGTGTACCGTATCTAAAACGAACATTAGTTCCCCCTGTCCACTGTGATTCAGCTCCTGTAGATGTAACTTGTTTATTAAAACCTGGTAAAAACCCTAATTTTTGTAACATAAAACTTACTATATAAGATTTTTGTTGTTTTGGTAGTATTATCTTATTCTTAACTGGCTTAAAATTTACTTATTAGTATTAAAAGTTATCACACAAACAGCTCTTAATTCATCTTTTCCTATAGGAGAATTAGCTAAATGATTTTGTTTATCAAACATAATAATTCTTCCTTTTTTAGGACTTACTTTTTTAAATAATTTTTTACCTTTATATATATCAGTTGTTCCCGAAGCATCATTCAGATACATAATTATTTGATAATGAGGTTCGTCGTGATCTACATGTAGTTTAGGTTTACCACTAAAAGGTAATGTTAAATTTATATTGCCTCTTAAAAATTGTTTTGGTTCTAGTTTTGAAACTTTAGAAATGTATGAATATGCAATTCCTAAAAAGAAATTACTATAATCTGAGTTTATCTCATGAGTGTCTTTCGTAATTAATACATGAGAGAAAAAAGGAATACCATCTCCTATAACTTGATTTTTGTAATAAAAAACAGGAAAGTGTGCATCGTGTATTATTGAGTCTATTGTTTTACTTTCTTGTTCTGTAAAAAAATTATCTTTTTGGTAAAAATTCATTTCAATCTAAAATTATAAGCTAAAGTAATTCTTTGGTTATTGTCTAAATGTTTTTCAACGGCATGTTCGGTGTTTGATTTAAACATTAATAGTCTACCGGGTAAAGCTTCATATTTTTGAATAAACGTATTAAAGTCATTTATTTTAATTTTAGGTTCTTGTGCTGTTTCTAAAATCGGAGATCTAAAATAAGTTTTAGCTGCTTTTTTATTTCCTTTTAAAATATATATGGCAGATATACAATCTTTAGCATGTCTATGATATTCTTGATAATCATTTTTTTCATAAACATTAAACCATACTCCACTACAAGTTAATTCAACAACATAATTCATATGTTGACAATATTTAATTACTTGTGAATAAACCCATTTATTTAAGTCTTGAAACAAAGGTTCAAAAGTTAAATTATAAGTTGTTGAAGTATTGTATGTTTCTTTAGACATCCAGTTTTTTCCTCCTGATTGTATTTTTGTTTTTTTATTTAAACAAAATTTTACAAGATTATTTTGTATTTTAGTATGTCTACTATATTTATCTACACCGATTACAGTAGGGAACAAATGATCAAATTGCATAATTTTTATCCGATGCTTGTACATTAAAATGTATATATCTAAAAGGTTCTATACCTTTATCTAAAATAAATTCATGTGCTAAATAGGAATTAAAAAATACCATTGTGCCAGGTTGTATTTTAAAATTAACTTGTTCAGTAGAATAATTTATTTGCTCAGGATCTTTTTGTTTTAACATACTCATCATTTTACCTGCTCTAGGATCATGAAAAATTGGATAAGATGTTTTATCAGAACATTTTAAAAAATAAAAACCAGAGATATGACCATTCGAATGAGTATGGGGCGAGTGATATCCACCCCCATGTTTTGAAAATTCCTGCACCCACATTTCATTTATAAATAAATTATAAAGTTTCATGTCATATCCTTGATGATTTAAAATATCTGCAGACATACGACCTATGTATTCTGTTAAATTTTTTAGCTTGGGTTCTTTTCCAATAGGGTTAGAATGATGCGATAAACCAAAATCTTTTTTTTTATAGAAATTTGGTTCATTTAATTTTCTAGCTTCATTAATATAAGAATCAGTTGTTTTTATTGTTTTTAAAAGCCATTCAGGTTTTTCAACAATATATACTGGAGTTGTAAAATAATTTTCTATTTTCATTTTCTTTGAAATTTCTTTGGTAACCCTACATGTATTCTTCCATCATATAGATTAGTGTTTCCTTGAGTAGCAACGTTGTTGTAATGTAAAAAAACTTGAGCACAATCTACACCCTTAAAAGATGTTCTCCAATGTTCTAAATCACATCCAGAATAAACTAACATATCACCGGGTGATAAATTTACTTCAATACCTTTATGTGCTCCTTTTTTAATTTTAACTTCTTCGCCTTTAGATGTAAATTTAACGTTTGAAATATTATTTTCCCCTGTAGGATCTATATAGATAGGCCATGAATCTCCTCCTAAATTAAGTGTTGTAGATATTTCACAACTAGGTCTGTCTTTATGTCTAAATAATGTTGCACCTTTTTCGTATATTCTTGCATAAGAATAGGTTGGGATTAGTTTTAATTTAGTATGTTTTTCCATTAAATTTTTTAATTTTAATAACAATGTTTCCATACAGATATCAGAATAATGAGAATACGCGTTAGGAACTTGTGGATCATCCCATATTCCCCACTCTCCTTTTTTTTCTGTTAAATATTTTGTAGTATAAAATGTATCAGCAACTGATCTTTTAATTAAAAAATAATTATAACAAAAATCAGCCAATTCCTTTGAAATTGCTTTTCTAATAATAGTATATTTTTTACTTTTGAAACTCATTATTATTCCTTAAAAAAGCATACGCAGATAATAGATACCTATCTTTTTTAGTTTTTTGACCTCTGTGTATATGCGTCCAAGTTGCAGGAAATACAATAGCTCTACCTGCTTTTGATTTGATTGTTTTATTTTCATGATAAAATTCTGTTCCTTCTTCATGGTCGGACAAATAAATTAAAATACCTATTATTCTATATGGATAATTTTTAGTCTGTTCGCAGTGCCAT